ATATCAGTTTTCCATTGTGCTTTAAGAGCATCAGCGTCACTAGCAGCAGCGATTCCAGAATCAGCAGGAGCATCTCTTAATGCGTTTTTCTTTGCAACAATATCTGTAGTTGAAGCACCTGTTTCTAATGCTTTTTGAAACTCAACATCAAGTTCTGCAAGTTTTGGTGCTCTTGCTTCTCTGATTTTTGTTTTGTGGATTTCTCTGGCTTTTGCCATGTCAATTCCAAATCCCATAATTTACTCCGTATAAGTCCAAGCGTTTCTGAAACTCCTGTCTGTTGGAATCGCAGATTTATTTACAGTATATACTGTTTTACCACTAGGACAGTCTTTTGCTTTTATTTGGTCTAAAGTTAAATCTGTATTATCAGAAGGAACCACAATACAGAGATTTCCGTCATCATCTGTATAAAGAAATCGTGTATCAGAGTTTGCCATAAAGTTTTTCTTTTATTATATAGTAGCTTTTACTGATCGCCAAAACCTGACACATAAGCTCTGTTTTGGTCTGCCATACCACCATCTGCTGTAAATTGAGTTCTAACAGAGCCAGTTTGTTGGTTTGTAGCCATACCTCCATCAGGTCTTACTCTAAAACCGTTTCTACCATTAGAAAATACAGTATTAGAACCATGCACACAATAGACATTAGATGCAAATGCAGTGTCGAAATTTATTGTATAATCTCCTGTACCATTGTCATTTATTGAAGAAACACCGAAATCATCTTCTATACTTACAGTTCCAGTACCTTGAAAAGCAACCCAAAACTTAGCTCTTCCTTGTTCGATTTGTTGAGGAGTCGAACTAGAACCACCGCTTGTGTTTTGGATTGTACCGACTTTAAGTGTTGACATTAGTTATCTCCTGTAACCATTACTTCAATACGACCACAATCAAAAAGGTTTGCAGTGTTTGAAACAAATGTATGAACTCTTGATGAGCCAGCAGCATGAGGAGTACGAGTACATGATAAGCACATTTGACCTCTATCTCCTCCAGAGTGATTTTCATCTTCCGTACCGTTACCTACTAGACAATAATCATCATTACTAAAAGCATTTGAGTATGTAATTGTATAGTCGCCCGTACCATGGTCTGTTATTGAAGATACGTTGAAACTATCTCTAATAGCTACAGTTCCAGAACCTTGAAATTGAATCCATGCTTTAATAATTTGACCTTTTTCAGTACCAGAACTATTTTGAAATACTGGTGCTGCTGAAGACAGGCTTTTTACAGTGGAAACTGATAATGTACTCATGGTTTTGGATTTGCGTCTTTGACTGCTTTAATGTGGGTTGCCCACGTTCCAGTTGTATCTAGTTTACCAGCGACCATATCGTCATACAACATTGCTAGTTGATTTCTCCAAGTATCATAAACAACTGAACCATCTTGTGTTCTATCTGTTTTATATTTAAGTTTATCTAATTCAATCCTTGCTGCGTCTATTTTAGATTGTTCAACTTCAACTTGATTACCTTCAGCGTCTAAAATAACTCCACTATCGTCAACTGTTACTACGTTTGGATAGGCTTTGTAAATTGCATCGTGATCTAAAACCATTTTAACCTCCTAATTCATATGCTGTTATTGTACTACTTGTTCTAAAAACAGAGTTTGAATTACTATCACTATCACTTCTATTAATACAAACAGTATGACCGTTACCTTCTGCATTTACACAAACTTTGTAAGTAGTCGCTGATGTTGTATTAGGGTGATCTATAAAATGAAAAGCTGCACCATTTTCAATTCCGTTGGAACCACCTTCAAAATTCATAGACCCAACACTTGCTGCTGTTCTACTCTCTGTATCTGTTGCTTGTCCAATCAGAGTGCTACCTCTTTTTAAACCGACTGCATATCTTTGATTAGTTGATCTAATACACATACCTCCAATAGTTACTTGAACTAATATTCTACTAGAAGCACTTTGAGGTGTAATATTTACACTTAATCCAGTAACATCGACCCAAACCATGTTATTAACTTGCGTTGTAAACACATTACCTTTAAATGCTGTAACAACTTGAACTATCCCACCAAAAGCTCCTGATGCTAAACCGCCTCTTGGTATAATACTGTCAACTTTTAATTGGCTCATAGATTTATTATATACATACTTATACTACTGTCCATGTTTCTCCAGAACCAACTGTAACTGTAACTCCACTTGCAATCGTTATAGGCCCAAAACTACCAGCATTTTTACCATTTGTTATTGAATAATTTGTTGTAATAGTTTGATCATTTTCCCAAAATATTTCATCACCACCTGCACCCTCTGCACCACCACCAGCTACACCCCAACTTAAATTTCCTGATCCATCAGAAATTAAAGCGTAACCTGCAACTGATGTGTCGGCATTAGGCAGTTTCCAAACAACATTACTAGCAAGCGTATCAGGTGCTTTTAATCCTACATATTGACTACCTGCTGTAGTAGGCTCTAAAAATCTTAATTCGTTCTGATTATTTAAAGTTATACCATTTGCATTGAAAATCATTTGTTCAGTACCAGCCGATGCAAAACCCATAATATTTGCAGATTTTCTGAACAATCCTAAATCTGTATCTGTATCAAAACTTATAGCAGGTGCAGATGCACTATTTGAATCGTCAGCTAAGAACTGACCTGTCATTGTGCCACCTGCTCTAGGTAATAAACCTAAATTGTCACTATTTATATTTCCTATATTTGTAAAACCATTATTTGAACTATTCCTAACTTTTAATATGTTTGTTGTAGTATTTAAAAAAGTCATGCCAGCTACACATTGACTTGTAGCTAGATCAGAAGAGTTAGAATTGTTTGATTGGATCGCAGCAAAAACATTATTGAGGTCAATCCTTACATTTGCCCCAGAGTTATTTTCAATAGTGTAGTTACTTACAGCAGACACGATTAAATACTATTTTTCTCCATGTTAACCTCCTTTACCAAAACCAACAGCACTATAAGTAAAATCTCTATCAATACTACCACCACTTGAGTTCTTGAAGTGAACTGTAAAACCAGTTCCAGATATATTTGTTAATTCAAAATAATCCCCAGTTACCATTTGTTTGCTGGAGGAGTGTTGAGGTGTAATACTAACTGATGGTTTTGGTATTCCTGTGATGCCAGACGCTCCAACAAAAAATGGTGATGCAAAAGTAACTGCTTTTGCTCCTGATCCAGAAGCAATAACAGTAGATTGCTCAGTTCTTGATGGCATAGTTGCTATATATCCCAATTGTTGTATATTCATATTTTGAGCAGCATCATTTGTTTCTAAAATAGTTCTAAACTGAAAACCTCTTCCTTTAAATGTTCCATTAGCAACATCATTAAATTCACTATAAGTAGGTGAGCTACTAGGATTATCAACTGTTGTACGCACAACTAATTTTGCATTTGCATCATTAGCAACAGTTCCATCGAAATCTGTCCAAGTATCTATATTATCTGTTCTGTTATCAAACTGATCTCCTGTATAAAAACCAGTTCCTTGAAAATGTCTTTTTAATGTAAGAGAGAAAATGCCACCTAAATCTAAAGTATCCTTAAAATCATATGTACCTCTTAATCCCCTATCAACAGATACATTACCTGTATGTATAAGCTCGGAAGCTAAAGATTTTTCTGCTGTTATAACAAAAACATTTGCATTTGTAACACTCGTAATAACAAATTTCCCATTAACTGCATCACCAGTAGTAAATCTAAAATTTAAAAACTCTCCTTGAGACAATCCATGTGAATTTATAGTGCAGGTTATAGCTGTGCCGGGTGAACCTGTTGCTTGGCTATATGTACCAGATATAATTGCAGATGGATTTGTAAGAATCAAACCTCCCTTACTACTGCTGTATTCTGTATTAGTAAATAAACTACTTGTAGTGTTATTAAATGTAGGAGTATCATCATCTTCTCTATCTTCTTTAACAATTATAGAATCAAGAATATCAACAAGAGAAATTTCTGCACTAGCAGCTACTTCACTAAATCTACCTCCATCATCTTGGAATTTAACAAGATATGTACCAGCAAGTGCAGGTGCTATTACTTCTGTTACGTTTCCTGCTGCTGCTTCAATAACATCTTGGGCTGCTTGGAAAGTTGCTGAACCACCAGTTAGGTTTGTATGTCTTACATAAACTCGACCACCATGCAAAACATCTATAGCTGTAGCTTGTGCAAATCTTAATCTTACAAATTGTTCATTAATAGGCTCAACAGTCAATGAAGATACATTTTCTGGTATAGCTGTTTTACCCTCTGCAATAAAGATTTTACTTGTAGAGTTTGCTGATAATTGTAATAATGAATTATAAGAGAAAACTTGCACTTCATAAGTACCTTTCTGTGTATCAAGAATCTCGAAATCAGGAGAATAAGT